TTATCGGTGGTATATCATCCGTTCGTGAGGGAGCGGTGGATAGATTGGCTGGACCTAAAGGCGGTTAAGCGGCTGGTCAAGAACCTCGGATACTCTTCCGGGGTTCACGCCTACCCTGTGGGCTATTTCAGATAAGTGCAGCGTAGGGTCGGCTCGACGTAGCGCAACTATCTCAAGACGCTTCTCTGGTGTTAGGGGAGCGCTCTTAACGGGCGCTCTCTTACCCGCCTTCCGCGTCATGAGCATAAGCGCCGAAACCATTGCTGCCTTCACGTCTCGCTCAGTTGTTGTGGCTATAGCCCGACGTAGAATTTCTCTAGCCCTGGGAATGTTCGACGCCATCGTTGACCTCCATCGCCTCATAACCGACGCCAACGTAACCCGCGATGTCCGTCCAACTGTCTAGCTTCTTCGGGGATGTTGTCATGCGAGATAGCTTGACCGCTATCATACACATCGCGACCTGTTCTGGTCTTATCTCTGCGCCATCTTTAAGCACGGGCCGTAGAATAACAGACATCATTTGGGCAATGTTTTTCATGTTCTCGGCTGGATCACCGTACTCTTTGTTTCTGTCGTTATTGATAATTACTTTTGCGGCGTCGATAGGTACATCTCTTAACTTACCCATGCGTTACTCCTGCAATCTGCATTCTTATTGCCTCTACATCCACCTCGAGCTCGGCGCAGCGGCATCTCAGCTCAACAAGTCGCTCCTTCTCGTGGCGAAATTTTGTTTTGGCCCGGTGAAGATCATCTCCATCGGGCAGCTCTACAATTCGTTCCTCGATGCTTTCTATCTCCGCTTCCTTGCGGATGATTGAGGTGCGAACCTTAGATAATTCTTGAAGTGTTTTCATGTGGTTACACCTTTGCCGTCGGTCTAAACTGTTCGTATTTATCGCAAGCCTGTTTCTCTTGTTTGTTTGTTAGCTTGCATGTGAAACCACCATGTTGATCTGCGTAACTATGAACGCAGAAGCGGCAAGCGGGAGAGAGGTCAGGTTGGCTCCAACAGCTTTCCCGTTTAAAGCAGCCTTTACACCGCCAGTCCTCGGGTTCCTTCGCCACTCTCTCCGCTTGCCCATCAAGCGCTTGCTGTATCTTGACATACATTCCATCCCACTCCTCTTGATCGAAGTGGACAACTTCAGCGTGATATTGAGAATTGTTTTTATTGTATGCCACGAAAAACGAGCGCTCAATTTTGAACATCGCCATCATCATCGTCATCTGACGATAGTACCTGCGATGCGAAACTTTAACGCCATGAGATTTAAACTTAGTCCAGTTAGCTAAGTTCATGGATTTGATCTCGAGGATGGCTGGTGGTGATCCATCCTCGAAATCTACGAGACCGTCGCTGTTGCATACGACGTGGCCGTTAAGCCACTCCCGTCTGTGCTGGCGACCAGTCATATCGTCCTTTTCCCACACCCGTAGGTCAGCACGTTTCTTCAAGTCGTAGACTACCCAATCTTCGATCTTATGACCCGCGAAGAAAATCCTCTGGAGTTGCGGATCAATGCGAACCTCTGGGTATCCGCGAAGGGACAGAGCCATAAGAGCTATGCAATCAGTACCAGCCATACTGGCACCGATATAGCAACGGGCCTCACCACGATCTATATTGGCGTAACCCAAGTCTATATCGTCGAGAACCTTTTGTGCGATTGGGTCTACTGGGTGCATTAGAACGGTATCGCGTCGTCTAAATCAGCAGCCTCAGTGGGCTTGGGTGCTTCGTAGTGGTAGCTCACCTTAGTGCGGGTCTTGTTGTTATAGACTTCTTCTTTGACGTTTACGCCTACGGACTTGCCCTTGAAGTAATCTGGAGATGGAGCTGAAACTCCATCGTGCCCTGTAATAAGCAGCAATTTTTTCAACTGCTCCTTACCGATGCGAACCGCATCTGCGGATGTGGGGTGGTTAAGAATAATCCACTGACGTAAAGTACCATCACTATTTTCATAGGATAGTTCCAGTTGATGCGTCTTCGTTTTTTCATTGCTGACGACTTTTGCGTCAGTAATCTTCACGACATGCTTCCCCGGCCCTAAGATTTTTTGTTTGCTAACCTCAACACCCGCAAGGTCTAAACCTTCTAATCCTTCCCAGCTCATGCTGCCTCTCCTTTTCTTTGATAATCTGCAAATTGTTCTTCAGTCATGTAGATGCGCTTTAACAAATCAGTCACATCATCTGTGTCTTCGATGGGTGACAAGCGGCGATGCGCGTCACGCGCTTTGCCGTGCCATCCTCGAACTTCGTCAGTGACGATGAAGCGTTTCACGTCTACCTTGCCGCCCTGCTCTTGGGTCTTGCGCAGTAGGCAGAACACATGATCGAAAAGAGCGGGTGCGCCCTTCTGAATTTTCTTTTGAACGAGGGAGGGCCAGTAGTTAGTAACTCCGTTATCGTCGCTTTCCTCTACGGCCAGCGCGGTAATCAGAACGTGCATCGGTAGGTCACGGACCCACTTCAATGCGAACGTAATCTTGCGCTCGTAGTTTGCCCATTCTTCGAATGTGATATTGTCCTTGCCTGACGCAGCAAGAACATCAGCGAAGCATCTCTGAGAAAGCTCACTGATACTATCAATCGCGATCCACTTGTATTCCTTGGACTTAAATTCGTCGGACATGATGTGGGTCATGATTTGCTTGAACGAGTACCCGTCCTTGGGGTCACGGTCGAAGGTTGTAAAAGGAATATAATCTACGTCGATGTCTGCAATCGAAGATAGACCGCTCTCGCCGGAAAGTATTAAACCCTTTCCAAATTCTCGACTGTAGTTTTTAATTTGGGTAGTCTTCCCTGCGCCATGGTGTCCGTACAATAGAACCTTGGATGCACTGGAAACCGTACCGTCGTTCGTCTTCAATGGTGTGATTTTCATGTGTTCACCTTAATGGTTGGTAGGCCGCACTTAATTGTCAGCGCTTCTTTAAGCACCTCTTTCACCTCGGGGGCTGCGGCCTCGTACTTGACCCTCGCGACGGTGTAACTTGTTGATACGCAATCTGGCGTAGCGTTAGCGGGATATAACGTCGATAGTTTAGCCTTGTCCCACTCCCACTTCTCGGGCACCTTTAGGACAACCTGACCACCATCTATATCAATGACGTATTCACCTGGCTCTTCTGGAAACTCAGCGGCTAAGATTTCCTTGTAGTATGAAATCTTTGTTTTAATTTCTTCTAACTCGGACGACAGCTCAGCGTAGCGCGTGGCAGTTTCGTACAGACGGTGTTCTCTTGGCGGCACATTTGTTTCGAGAGTTACGTCTCCAAAGATAAAATCTTCCATTTGAGCATGACCTTTTTAGTTTTGTCTGTTGTGTATTAGTTGTGTGTAGCGTATACACAACACCATGACAAGAGGAAAAACAAAAAAGATGCAATTCGACATTCAACAAATGCTCACTGACTTGGGTGGTGCTTCAAATGTTGCACGCTCTATAGGCGTGGGGCGAAGTGTCCCTTACGGCTGGGTGCGGAGAAACTTTGTGTCTTCCGTTTATCTTTCAAAAATCAAAGAGGAATGGCCCGCGCTTGACCTCGATCAGTATTTCAAAAAGGAAGACGCACATGCAAAGGAACGAGACGCTTGATGCCGCACTCGAATATTTAGAAAAAGGTTGGGCTGTAATCCCTATAAACCCCGACAGTAAGAAGCCTTACCTGAAGTGGGGCTCTTATGTGGATGAAATGTATTACCCAAGTGAAGACGACGTAATCACTTGGTGGACCAACTGGCCTGACGCAAACATTGCTGTGTTGACTGGTCCGTTGAGTGGGCTTGTCGTTGTTGATTGTGACAATGACGAAGCTCGGGCGGCGGCTATAGAGGTTGGTCTAACAAGAACTCCGTTCGTAGTTAAAACAAAACGCGGGTGGCACTACTACTTCAAGTACCCTCGCGGCGTTGACTGGATTAAGAACCGCACGGGCGTCACAGGTGATGGCGCCGAGTGGCCTAGCGTAGATGGCTTAGACCTTCGTGGCTCCAAAGGTTTTGCGTTACTACCTCCTAGTAAGGGATACGAATGGCGTATTCTTCAAGGCGCGGATTGGGATGACCTGCCTGTATATACAGCACCAAAGATCGTAAGCTCCGGGCCGAATGTCGTAGACTTCAACCAGTTTAAGTTTGAAGGAATGTCTCTTGAAGGTGTGTCTGCCCACCTATCTATCTGGGAAAGCACCGCTGAGTTAGTGGCCCGGAGAGGTAAGCTGCCTGATGGCGGGGGTAACGGCAGAGACGACCGCCTTTGGAAGTGCATCGCAGAGGGGGCCGCTCAAGGTATGCGCGGCCAAGACCTCATAGACAACGCATACAAATTTATGGAAGCATTTTACTTGGACCTCATCGACAGCAAGAAGGTCGATCAGATGTGCCGTCGCGTCGAAGAGATGGAAGCCAAGAACCACCCAGATAGATTGGAAGAGCAAAAGGAAGAAGAGACGGAGCCCCAAAAGATCAGGGGAATAACTACTGCCGACATCACCCGACTAAAGGACGAGGCCGGTAGCGTAGAATACTTTGTAGAGCCGTTCATACCTACGTCGGGCACTATATGTCAGGTCCACGGGTATTCTGGTCACGGTAAAAGTATGTTCACTCGTCACTTGTTGTACGCTGCCGCTGCTGGGCAAGACCGCTTCGGTCCATTTCAGCTAAACAGAACTCCAAGAGTTTTATACTGTGATTTTGAAAACTCACGCACCAACGTGCAAAAATTTTTAGAGCGAAGCATGTCGTCCTTCGGTGATGCTGGTGACAACTTTGTAATCTACGCACCCTTCGACAATGCAGATGAGATGAACCTACGGAAGCCCGAGGGTCTTAATATGCTACAGCAATGGATTGTAGCCACGAAGCCAGACATCATTGTGATCGACACGGTTCGTTCTGCGTTCCCAGGGTTAGAGGAGAATAGTGCAGAGGAGTGGTCAAAAATAAACCAACTCTGCCTCAAGCTGCGGAACTTTGGGTTGAGCGTTATACTTGTTCACCACTCCAACAAACCAAGTGACGGCAACGTGTCTGGTCGTGAAGCGGGTAGCTCGAACCAGCTAACGGTTCTCGAGACACAGATAAAAATAACACAGGTATTTACAGACAAAGCTACAGCGCAGGCCAAGGCTGGGCTATTCGATGGCGACTTATACAATACGCCCATGGAGCGGCTATCAGCCCAGCCAGCACTCAATGACGGTGAAAGGTTGGAGGTGTGCACAGAACTTCGCTACGGCAAGGTGCGCGAGTACACCGACATGCACGAACCAGTTATGTATGTGGGGTACGCCGGCCATGATGAGACTGAGAATGTCCGTGTGGTTTCCAGTCTTACATCAAAGCAACTAGCGATGCGGTATGCAAGTCAGTGGCAAGATGGCATGGGGCACACTCGAGCCCCACTTAGTGACCGTGAGATAGCCGATAAGGTTCAACGCCCACTGTCTACTGTCCGAGAATGGACAGCACCAATCAGAGCGGTGGACCATGGCTCAAGGATTGCAGAACTAGGATAAAGAAAACCCCCGGCGTAGTGCGTAACCTAGCGACCGGGGGTTAGTTTTTGCATGAGCAAAACAGGAGGTGGGAAAAATAAAGCACCCTGTCTGGGAGGGGGTGCCTTAACTCCTACTTCAAAAATAACGTCGTAGATACACGTCGGTCAAGCCGTAGACACAACTTTTTTTGTCGTAGTATTTTCGTTAAAATCGCGTCGCCGCTTTACGTTTACTTATCCGCATGAAGACAGGCACCTGCTGGTGCATGACTTCATTTGTCTGCGTCAACTACGTCTTAGCGATTTTAACGTCTTCGTCAGAAAAGTCAACCCCATTACACAACATAAGTTGCGTATCCGTCACAACTATGTTAATTCCTCCTCAAGAAGTACGAGGAACACAATGACAAGACAGATTGTCCTGACTGACGCTCAGGAGATTTGGCTCGCTGAACAACATTCAAACTTCACACATCAACAGTTAGCTAGTGAGCTGGGTTGCTGCATAGATACACTGAAACGTATGCTCATGAAGCGTGGGCTACAATATTTTCCAGGCGCTAAGTATCAGTTCAAGGAAGCCCCTAAGGTTTGGAAGAGACCTTGCTCATCATGCGGCTGTGATAAAGCACGACCTAAGTTTCAATACAGATGCGACGCCTGCCATGAGAAAGAGGAAAACGATAACTCTTTTTTTGAATGCGGCTCATATCAGACAGCCTACAGGATCACAAACACCGACGCTTTCATGTTTACTCTCAAAGGAGACTGGTATGGGCAATCCCCAGAAAGCCAAAGGCGACAAATACGAAGTAGACCTATCTAAATACTTCAACGAATTTGTCTACGGCGAAGAGCAATGCCAACGTGCTCCTCTA